TTCTTCTTACTCTCCTTCTAATACCAGATCTAGTGTGACTTGCTACAACATCAATGCTATCATCTGAAGAAGATTCCCCGGATTCATCGTCTATTACTCTACGACGTTTTTTAGATATAGAATCATAATCACACGATAATGCTCTTTTAATCATATTTTCCTTTGAAATTTTAATTTTAGATAAAGCATAAACATATTCTGGGAAATTTTCCAATGTAGGTATATATTCAACAATCGATTCATCATTAGGTACATCTCCTGTATCCCCAATATATGTACCATCTATCAGATCATTCGTTCTCTCTCTAATAATATCTTTTATAATACCCTCCACAGTTTGAGAATACATATGCATGCATTTTTCAACGAATTCATTTTTAGTTAAAGTCATTTTCATTTAATTTTATACAACATTATCAATTTTCTTTAGCGGACGTACATATTTTATCTACAATAGATAATACTATTTCTTTTGCAATCTTTTCATTTTTATCCTTTTCTTTCTTTTCCTTAATTTCATCCTCTAATTGTTTATATTCTTCGAATTCTGCTTTTGTCAGACCACCATACATTGCTGCTTTACCACCTCTACGTACTGTTTTATCTTTTGACCTTTGCATGTCGAAAACTTCATATCTGACCTTCTTAAGAGATCTAGAACTGAAACGTCTACCATCAATGTTTCTATCTTTGATCTTTTGTTCTTTAATGCGCTCAGTTACTCTTGCAAGTGTCATTTTATATCAATTAATACTTATGGTAAATATATTATTTCCACGAGTAAATTAATAAAATGCATTTTTGGTTAAATTTACGTTTTTTGTGTGAAAAGACACGCGGTGTAAAATATTTTGATATGTTTAAATGTCATCGATTGCCCGTATATTCAGTGTCTCAAAAAATGAAACAGACCTCATTGAAGATTTCATAATATACCACGGTAAAATATTTGGATTCGAAAATGTTATAATTATAGATAATGGTTCTACATGTAAAATAGTATTAGATATTTATTCTAAATACAAAAAGAAAGGTTTAATTGTAGAAAAAGAACTAGGTTATGATGGTTTATCTCAGGGAAAACATTTTACAAAATATATGAAAAAGTATTCTTTAAACTGTGAATTTCTTATAGGGTTAGATACAGATGAATTTATATACAATGGGACTATTATTAATACATTGAAATCTTTACCTAAAAAGTATACTAAATTTATAGTTAAAAAATATATGGCATCTTTTCCTGACAAGTCTGACATTAAATACATAGATTACAAATTTAATAGACCAGCATCAAATATAAATACATTTATAAAAGAAGAAGCAATACCTCAGAAATGTTTCTTTAGATCTAGAAGTTTCATATCTACTGTAAATGGGTGTCATAATGGTAAAGTATTAAAAGGAGATACTAAATATATAAATGATATTGAATATTATCACTTTCATTCAACTGGTAAGAAAAGGTCAATAGAGAGATCAAAATGTATAATAGATGGATACAAATACACAAATCTAAATTATCCTATATTTCAGCAACTTAAAGATATGATAAATATTAAACCAAATTCACCTGGTATACATAGAGTTTCTGAATATGGTCTTTTTTTAAATAAATCATTAACATTGAGTCTTTTAAAAGAAAATGGTATATGGCCCTTAAACAACGAGTCTCTAGAAAAAATAGCACTAGGATTTCCAATTTTCAATGGGTGGAATATAAATACTTTACAAAAACACTCTACTTTATTTACTGAAAAATTATCCTATAAAGATTTTAATGATTTAATATATTTTGACAAAGAAATAACACCTGATGTATTAATTTCATCAAATATATCAAGGATAATTCACGATTAAGGAGTACTTTTTAAAATATTGTTATAATTTAAAAAACTTTTAAATATGGAACACGAAGCAGGATCTATCTTTAATATTCTTGCAGCTTCTAAAAATGGAGCAGGAAAGATTCACAATACTAAAAAAGAAAGCATTGAGAAAAGATACCAGGACTACAAGAATATGTATCTTGTAGAAGAAGAAGAGGTTATTGAAGTTCAAGAACAGAAAGATGAAACTGAAGTAAAAGAAGTCGTTGTAGTACCAGTTAAAACTGTTGTAAAAAAGAAGACCACTACATCGGAACAATTTTCTGGTAATGCTAGATTAAGTAAGAAGGAAAGAAGAGACCTTAAAAAGAACAAAGACTAATTATAATCAGTTTGTAAAAAAATGTTTGAGAACCACATGTGATCACTCCAATAAGATACCCTAAAACTATACCTATACCTAAAATGGAAAATAGGAAGAGGACTAATGCTAGGTCTAGGGATGCAAGGATTAGACGATCACAAAAAGCTACACTTAAAAAATATGAAAATGAGAAGTTAGGTATTTTCAGGGGATCAAATAAGAAAGCATTAGAAAATGCATTTATGCTTCGTAAGATACACAAGATGGAGGGTGATATAATTAAGTTACTTTTTGAAGAATAAAATAAAAATAAATTTTTTTAAATAACTTTTGTAAACGGGATTAATTCCAACTGGGTTTGAGATTCGTCTCCCCTTATATATTTTTTTAAGATTATTTTTATAAAATTCCCCCATAATTTTCAGAATATTCATTCAAAAAAACATAACTAGTGAAAGGTTTTTTGGTTTCAATTTATAGAAATAATAATTTATTATATATATTATAGATACAAAGGATATGTCCAACACCGCTAACTTCGACAGTTTTAGAAATACAACCGAAGTAGCAACCGGTTTCAGTTCATTATTCAATAATGGCTCCGCAATTGTTGCTGGTTCTGAACCCACCATGACCCCCAACATGAACTTCGGAGGAAACTGGACAATTGAATTCTTCGTAAAAGTTCTATCAAACACTTCTATGTGTCTTATGTCTATCCCAGATGGAAGTGGAAACAGATACTTCGATGTATACATCGAGGGTGCCACTATTAAGACATACTACGAAGGAACCACTGATACACTCACATACACAACCGAAACTACTCCCCTAACCGAATGGATGCACGTAGCAGTCTGTTACAATGGTGGTTCCAACCTTCTATACACAGCATGTGACCCCGATCCAGGTTACGCTGCAGGAAACGAAACCGGTCAAACCATCAACCGTACTGTAACAGCTGACCCCTCTGTAGCAAACACTACTGTAATCAGCCTCTTCAAACCAGTACATGCAGATGCCGACTACTTCAATGGTTACATCGGTGCTCTTCGTGTTCGCACCAATTACTTCAACTACAGTGCAGCAACTTACAATATTACAACTACTCAGGCAGAAGCATGGGACACCACCTCTGGATACGCAATCGCATCCCTTGACCCTGTAACCCTTACCGCAACACAGACAGACGGTCCAGGAACAGTAGCAAAGGGATACCACTCCTGGACTAAGTTCGACGATAGTTCGGCTATTGTTTGTTCCGCTGACGTTTGGGGAGGAAGAATCACCAAGAGATTCGCAAAGGCAACATCTGAAAGTAACTTCACTGCTCTATACTCCATCAGTGGTTCTGTCGCAGCAGGTGGTTCTCACTACTATGCCGCAACTGGTCTTATGTTAACAGTTGACCGTGATACCGATGATGTAAGACAGATCGACTTGAACGGAGTTGCAGCTGATGTTGTAGATATCAACAACGGTGGTTACTATTATTCTGGACGTGGTGACGCCGACGACACATACTTCTTCGGTTTCAAGAAAGCAGCTGATAACACCACACACCAGCTATTCCGTATGGACCCAGATGGAACCAACGAAATCACCGTAGACATAAGTTCTCTAACAGGAGTTAACGAAAAGGTATACGGTATCGCAATCAACGATGACGACCAACTTATCTACTTCCACGATCACACAACTGCTGTCCTAAGAAGTGTCGCATACGATCTAAGTGTCGGATCCTTCGTTACATACAACCTTACACTACAGCCAGGATACGACAGAGGTGACATGGATTACTCCCAAGGTTACCTATTCTATGGTGGTACAGGCCCCGTATCTGGTAACTACAATAGCTTTTTCTACAGATTTGACATCGCTACTCAAGAAATCGAAAAAATTAGCGGTCCATCTCAGTCTATCCGTGGAGGACCCGAAGGAACTATCGACATGTTCATCCACCGTCCATTGAACAGACTATGGGTTTCCGGAGAGAACAAGAACGTAACTATTGTAGGTACCAACTTCGACTTCTTCACAACATATATGTTCCAAGATGCTGTAACACTAGGAGGAGTTACTATCTCCTGGACACCAGTAACTGGCGCCACACACTACAACCTTCTACAGGATGGAGTTATCGTTGCTTCCGCACTAACTACTACAGTCACAACCATCACTGGTCTTGGTACAGCTGGAACCAGCTACAAGTTTACACTAGAAGACAGTAGTGACAATGTTACATACACCACCACCAAGTACTACAAGTACATTCACACAGCAGCATCCCGTATTGTCGTACAAGAGGATATGCCACACGACAACTGGAGTTCCCCACAGGCAGTATATGGTGCTCTAGACCCATATGACCCTGTTGAATTCGTTCTTGACAGAAACAACAGAACTTACAAATTCAATGTTGAAACTGACGTTGAGACCGAATTGAGACCATACAGAATCCAGGCTAGTGAGAATCTTGCTGTTACCAGAGGATGGGGGAACAAGAAGTTCTTCATTGTACCAAACGCAGAAAACACCAAGATCTATGATATGGGTGTTGAATGTGGTAACCTAGACGATTTCACAAACCAAACCACATTCCTTGCTTCTACCGACAACCTAGTTTTCACCGCCTCTGAACAGATCAGATGTATTACTTCGCTATTCGCAGCTAAACAGATCTACTATGGTATCTCCACTGGTATCAGAAGAGTTAACATGGATGGTACTGGAGACATACCTATATTAACTACTACTGCATATGTACGTGGTATCGGTATCGACCCACACAACGAAAACACTATCGTTTACACTTCTGGCAACCGTCTATACTATTACAGTATCTCTGCCGACACAAGTACTGATGTTACCAACACCACTGTACACGGAAACACCCACGATCTCCAAGTATTGAATGGAAGAATCTACGGTCAGTACTACAACAGACCCAATGATTACGGTATGTTCTCTGTTGACATCAACGGTGATGACTACTTCGGTCAAGGTTTCAAGACCCAAAACGGAGGTGCTGGATGGTCTCTTGCAAGACAGTTCCTAATGAACCATGAAGACAACACCATGATCTCCATTGACAGAACATTTACTCAGTCAACTATGTACGATGCTGGAATCGGGTCTCTACCAGCTGACCCAAGTATGCTTGTCGTCAGATCCAACCCAATTGGTATTAAACTTGAGTGGTCTGAACACCCACTCGCTGTTAAGTTCGGTGTATCTTACTCCCTAGGAAATGACGGTGACAATACCCCCAAGGTTGTAGACCTTGAAATACCAGTTACCCAGTTTACACAAAAAATCACAGGTACACAGCCCAACACTACATACACTGTATACTTCTACTATGGAGATGACGCTGACAGCCCAGCATCTACCTTGATCACAGCTACAACAATCACCACACCAGCAGGTTCTGGTGGTGCCAGTGACTACGAAACATCTTTCTTCGCAAAAGAAGATAATGCTGGTGGTTTCGACCTTACCACACTTTCGGATAACAGCTTTGCCCTCATCAGTGATATCCTAAACGACCTATTCACCAGTGGTGATGAGATCGATATCCCAGTAAATGGAAAGAAGGTCAGCACTAAGTTCGTAAGACTAGGAGAGACTACACAGGTAGAAGAGGGTAAGTCTATCGCACTACCCTTCTCTACCGATGATGGTGCTGGACAGACTGCTTCTTTGACCCTTTCTGATGCATCCACTGTAGCAGTTACATTCAACGAGACCACTGAAGATGTAACTGTAGGTAGTGTAACTTACAGTCCCGGTGACTCTTTCGTTATGGATGGAAAAAAGGTCACAATTTTCACAGTTTAATTGTTTTTACTTTTATTTTAAATATTAACTATTAACAAACAATGTCTCTTTCGTCGACACCACAACCTTTTTCTGTACCAACTACATTTTCATCTTCTGTTTCAGAAAGTGTGCCACAGATTGTTGTCCCCGATGTTATTAACAATAACGGCATTAAAGAAGTAGAGCCTTGGACTTATAAAAAGTTTTCTCCCGTAGATATATTGTACTCTAGATTTGGTATTTCGGCAATTACTTCTATTACAACATTTGCACTTCTCGCATATATAAACCCTGTATTTGTACAGGAAGACTCAGATGTAAACAATAGAATTGAAAAAATGAAGCCTTCAGTTTCTACTTTATACGTAATATCAATTGTAATATTTTTGTTTATGATGTTTATACCAATTAATTAATATAAAATGGAATCATTATCTGATTCTTCTATTTCAAACATTATAGAATTTTTACAACCATCATCACTAAAGATTATACCCCAGATTAATAAACACATTAACTGGATTACTAGTGATGAAAACAAACCAATGTGGTCTAGAATCACATCAATGTATAAGTCCACAGGTGTGGTCAAATCAGGAATGAAATCTGAAGCATTGACAAGTCTTACTATAAAGGCAGCATGGAATAATTACACGTGTGTTATTTGTTCAGAAAGTACTGGGACATATTACGATATGTATTGTTTACCAATGTGTACTTCATGTCAAGATAAACCAGAGTATTCTACTTCTGGATTTAAAAAAACATGTAAAGAATATTTCATAGACTGTAATTCAGAAAATCTTAAAAATATCCCCAAATATAAAGTTGGAGAGTATTATAAGGTTATAAAAACACACGTAAAAAGAGCAGCAATTGAATTATATGGAGATGAGTGTTTAGAGAATATGATCGTTCATAGGGAAAATAAAATTAGGAAATTAAGGGAAAATAAGATAAAAAGTAGAGAATCAAGACTTGAAAAAATATCAAATATTTATTCAAATGATGTCAAAAATTGTAAACAAATAGATCCTACTCTAAAAAATATCAATATACTTATTAAGTATGCATATAATAGAGGAATTTATCATAAAATATACGGAGATAATGATAAATTAATAATTAATTCTAATTTTGGTGTAAATGAGTCTGTAAGTAGGTTTAAAATATTAGCAAGGATGATTACATTTATGCAAAAAAATAACATAATG